ACCTGCTTATTATAATTCGTGCGGTACTGTGCCAGCAGATTTTCAATCGTAGCCATTTCCTTCATCAATGTTTGATAGTTCTCGCTACTTTTCAGTTCCGGATAAGCCTCTGCCACCGCCGCAATCGCAGTTGTCACATTCTCAATATTTCCGGAACCTCCTCTGCCGTCAACAATGGCCTGCAAGGTTTCCGCTTCATGCTTGTCATACTGTTTTACACAGTCAACCATGTTCGGCAGTTTGCTAATGCGAGCCTGCTCCTGCACTTTAATATCCGACATAGCAGTTTCGACCGCCTGTTCCATGCTAATTGCCTTGTTCTGGCTGCTCTGAATGCCGAACACGCACATCAGTATTACTAAAATAATTCCAACTCCAGCAATTGCCGGCACTTTCCAGTTTTTCATTTTCTTTTCCTTTCTCAGCAGTTATTTCGACAGTGATATGCTCCGAATACCATCACATTAATTTCTCTTTCATTATATCCACACTTGTTCAATCTACGAACTATGGTATACTTCTCTTTCGCCTTAAGCTTCCAGAAATCCTCCCGTAAATTGTCCAAACATCCGACACAATTCCTCACTGTCTCAAAAAAATCTTCAAACGATAATTTTATCTTGTTCAAAATTCTCTTGAAATCAATAACCATCATATTTCCGGTTTCATTGATGATTTTTTTCTGATTTTCTGTCAGGCATATGTACATTGCTTTTTACCTCCACCAAATTAACCAAATACTCAATGTAAAGAAAGAGAATAGCCCAAGGCATAAATTTCTCTCAGCCTTGACATCAGTACCAAATAGTGCATTCCATGCAGCATATAATGCAATTATCATATCTACAAATGTGACAAAGTATCTGATTGCTTCCATTTCATTCCT